TTATTTACGTATTATTGCAAAATCTGGACACAGAGCGCATCAAGATTATCTAGATACGCATTCAGGTGGAGGTAATGTAGTAGATGGTCCAGCCTTGGATTGGTTATCGACAATGCCACCTAGAAGGATATGGGTGTCTGACATGCATGTATTTGGTGGTAGTGGTGCTACAAATGGTTATAATTTACTCAAATATTGTTATGACATGGTTACTAAACACAGAATCATTAACCTTCAAAACATAGAAGAAGTTAAGGAACATGCAATAAAATTAAATATGATATAGTAAGGAAGTGATATTGTATGCAAATACAACAAAGTTTCCTTTCCTTTGGATATCGCAAAAAGTAGTTTAGGTAGAATAGAGTGCAAAGAGAGTTTGCAACAAGGTATTTTATTCATCATGTCAACAGTGACCTATAGTGAACACTACCTAAGCTATTACCATTCATAGCTACTACAGCCTGCTTTTATCGTGTCTTCGCTCCTAGACCCTAGTCGCTATGACACTCTCCAAAGCTGGCTTACGTTGCTATTCATTTAAATCATTGACAAATATAAAAATGAATATAAAATGAAAAGTATGAAAGATGTAGAAAGCTTGTTGAAAGAAGCAGAAAATGGAAAGAAATCTGCTACTTTTGATAGAATAACAAAGGAAGCTATGCCTTTCTGGCAGGGATGTATCGACCGCGTCAAATCTGGTCATAAATTAAAACCATATGTAGTTCATAGGTTATTACGTGAGCAATATGATATTAAAATAAGTGAATCAGCAATACGCAAACATTTTACGGACTTGATGGAAACGCATGGTAAAAAATAGTAAAGAAGTAGATAAGCTTATTGCAGAAGCTGAATCTATTAAAATACAAGAACTAAAGGCAGATAACCTTAAATTGCTTAAACAAGTAGATAAGCTTAAAAATAAAAAAGCTGATTTAATTGAAGCAATGTTTGATGCAGTCAGAATGAATTTAGCTACATGGGCTAAACCTAAAATACCTACTCCTACTTCGAGTAAAAAAAGTAAAAACGAAGAAGTAGCAGTAGCAATATTATCTGACATACAATTAGCTAAAGTAACACCTGATTATAACAGTGATATAGCGGAAGAACGTGTCGTAGCATATGCACATAAGATAGTGGAACTTACTAATCTGCAACGTAATGCACACCCAGTAAACAAGTGTGCTGTATTGGTTGCAGGTGACATAGTAGAAGGAGAGCTTATATTTCCTGGTCAGTCACATTTGATTGATGCTAGTTTATATAAACAAGTAACAATTGATGGACCGAGGATATTAACACAGTTTTTTGACATACTATTGGCTAATTTTAAAGAAGTAGAAGTTACATGGGTAATTGGTAATCATGGTTCACTTGGTGGTAGAGCACGTAAAGACTACCATCCAGATAGCAATAGTGACAGAATGCTAGGTAAAATCATGCAAATGGTGTATGAAAAGGATAAAAGAATATCATTTCATGTACCAGACAGTACGACAGAAGACCATTGGTATGCTATTGCAAACCTTGGTAAAGGCTGCAAATTCTTCGTATGGCATGGTGATAACGTTAGAGGACATGCAGGATTCCCATGGTATGGCTTTGGTAAAAAGCTGTTAGGATGGAAAGCATTAGCATCAAGAGAGTTAATGCCTGATTTTGACTATGCTATAGCTGGACACTTCCATACACCTACAACAATGTACGTAAATGACGTACGTTTATGGGTAAATGGCAGTACAGAAAGCTATAACAGCTATGCAATGGAACAGTTAGCAAGCATGGGTAGACCATGTCAATGGCTATTATTTTGTAAACCAGGGCATGGTGTAACTGCTGAATACCTTGTAAAGCTAGATAAAGTGTAGGTATACTATATATAGTATGGATATAAAAGAAAATTCTCCAAGGATAGTATCTGTTGAGTACGCTGGAGTAGGTAGTAAACCTTATTTTGTTGTTAACAATAACAATGAAATTAAGTTTATACCTATAGAACCAGGAGTTACTATGCTTAGAGATGTAATTAAATAGCTTATATTTTTTCTTTTTTTCGCAAAGAAAAAATATAATTATTGAAAGGAAGTTATATGAATAACGATAAACTGTTGTCTCCATTTCCAAAGGAGCTTGTAAAGAAAGCACCCCCTGGAAAATTTGGTGATTATGTACCACATGCTAATTATGTTGAAAGATTACGTGATAGTGGCGTTCAGTATAGTTGGTCCTGTGAACCAGTATATGGAACATTTAATGGAGAAAAAAGAATTGTTGGAGCTAAAGGCACCATAGCTATTGAAGGTATGGGTAAGTACGATGGCTTCGGTGATGTTGATACTAGCAAACTTAGTAGTACTAAAAGAAATGATGGTAGCAACTTAAAAGACGCAGAGTCAGATGCCTTCAAACGTGCATGTATGCGGTTTGGTCTAGGTGTTGAGCTATGGACAGGTAGCAAGCAGACAGAAGAAGAGGCTATGGCTGAGGTAGATGAACCTGTAGATAGGGTAGAAGTTACTAAAGTCGACATGCGTAAGAAAGAAAATAAACCATCTCCTGAAGATATCAAGAAGATGGAAGCAATAATGGACAGTATCGTTGGTACTGTCGGAGAGGATAACTAATGCAATACACAATAGGACAGGTATTAGATACATTACCTGAATCAATGCAAGCAAAGAAAGCAAGTGCATACTTGTTTGAAGAGCAATATAAAAACATACTAGATGCTACTCCTAACAAATGGGTAGCTATGGATGTTGAAGACATTACTGGATTAGATAGAAAATCATCTGATTATATAAATACAGTTGGTAAATACTATCACAGAGTAAAGTCTTGGAATAAAAAATATAGTGATTATGAATTTAAAAACATAAGAACTGAATCTCAATTCATTATGTTTGGAAAGAGAGTAATCGATGGAATATAAAGTAGGAGAAACATTTGATACTTTACCAGAATCTATAGCAAGATTATCTGGAGGTGCTAATAGAGCAGTATTCCTGGTAGAAAACTATGCAGAAAAATTGACTGCAGAGCCAAACAAATGGGTTGTATTAGATACATTAGATGATTTAAATAAGTCTAAATTATACACACGTGTAACTAATTACAACAAGAAATATAATAGTAAGGGATTTGAGTTTGCTAGAATTGTTACAGAAACAAATCAAATATTTTTGGGAAGATATAATCCAGATTTATTAGCATAATGCAAGACCTTAATTTTATTTTATCTACTGTAACAGAAATGTGTTCAGGTGTAGAATCTGCAGAAACTGTAAGTAAAATTATTGGTTCTGCTAATCAATACGCACAGGTACGTAAGTATCCACAAGATAAAACACAATGGTCTGACCAACAACTAGACGCATACTTTGGTATGATAGAAAAGTTGGTTGATATGCCTACTGTATTTACACAGGAAGACTTTGATAGCATGTCCATACAAGAAAAGCTATCAGCAGTAGGTATAGAAACCGAAGACATAACTCCAGGAGTACAAGCTGCTGGTGATATGTTAGGAGGTATAGTAGATAAGATGGAAAAACAAAATAGTTATAGGGATGACCTTAAATGTCCATATTGCAAATCAATGGTGTATGACAATAGAAACAACAAAAAGTCAGACAAAAGTCCAGACTTTGTTTGCAGCACTAACGACCCTGTAGTATGTGGTGGACATACAGGCAAATGGCGGAAATCATGGTGGTTAGATAATACTGACATACCGAAGGAATGGGGTATCCATGATGAAGCACCATTCTAGTAAATAGTTGGCTAGCTGCATGTGTAATACCTGTAGTAATGAGTACAGCAAGTATGAATGAATACATAGAGTGTAGAGCAGATGCAGCAATAGTCAATCATGTGATAGAGTACAAACCCCTTGTGGCTGATTATTTTAAAGAACAAGACATAACACAAGCCTTAAAGATTATCTTTTGTGAAAGCAGTGGAAAGAAAAATGCAAAAGGTCGTAATAGAGATGGGACAGAAGACATAGGTATCTGGCAGTTTAATGACAGAACATGGGCTTGGTTAAAACCTAAGTTAGGTATAATAAGTGATAGAACAGATGCAGTAGTATCAACTAAAGTTGCTGCCTGGCTAGTTTATAACGATGGCTGGCATCATTGGAACAGCAGCAAAAGTTGTTGGAAAGGAACTAACAATGCATTATTACAATATAAAGAAAGGTGAATGATAACGTCAACAATCTTTACAACATGCAATGCAAAATGTGTAGTGCATGTTTTCTTACAGATTATCCATTGGTAGATTTCTGTTCAGATTGTGAAGATGATGTTATGAAAATCATAAAGGAGTTTGATGAAAGCTAATTTTGGTAGAAAAGATATTGTTGATACCAACATATTTACTAATCCAGAATATATCAAGACGTGGGCAAAATCTATGCAAGATGCTTGTGGTAACGTATCAATGAAGATACCACCAGACATGGGCAAATTAAAATGGTTAATGGATAAATTCGTTAATGATTACAATGAACAATTAGGTTTATTAGAGCCTATAGGAGAGGAAGAATGAAAAACATAAATACAACATTTGCTTCAGCAGAAGAAAAGTATGCTGTAACACCTAGCGATACTAGGGTGAAATGGCACGCAAAATTAAATCAATACAAAGAAAATGCACAAAACAAGAATACTTTTGGGGGAAAAAGGTTTTTAGGTCATACAAAAAAAGGTGCAGAAGTATGGGTTTCTTATACGCTAGATAAAAAAACTAAACAAATACAGATAAAAACTACACATAATTTAAACGCGCTACGAGACAATGCTGCACAACTTGCACCGAGACGCGTAACAGTAGCAAACAATACACCATATACTGGTGATTTAAATGCAGTATCTGGTAGAGACCATGGTAGAGTAACACCAAAAACACTTGAATATATAGAAACACTTATGGATTTTAGTCAAATGGGTATAGGTTTAGTATCTGGTGAATGCAGTAAACAGTTGTTCTTATATGTATCAAATGCAATTTATGAAGGCGGAACAGATTTAGCCAAAGATGAATGCCGATGGTCAGATATCATGGATACATGGGACTTACCAGCAGGACAATACTTTACAGTATATTAGTCCAAAACTGTAACATATAGGTCTTAAAACGTCTTAAAACAGCAAATAGGACTATTTCTTACGTTTCTTTTTTGGTTTCACCATTTCAAAGCTTGTAGGATATTTATTAGCTAATGCTTTATATTTACCTATAGCTCTTCTTTTATGCTCTAAACTTTGCATTTTGTAAAGAGTTTCTCCAAGTTTTCTACCTTTATATGCTGCTGTTAATGTCCTATGAGCACCTGCTAACCTTTTAAAAGGATTAGTCTGGTCTAATGTATCTTGCAACATTGTCTGTTGTTTTCTTCTAGCTTTACCATATAAAGCTTTATGAGATTGAATCCTTGCTTGCAATTCTCTTTGCGGCATATTAAACGTGTAAGGGTCATCTTTTGCTGAACCTAATGGTCCAGGAAATCCCCTTTTAGGATTGTAAGGTGATTTTGCCATTACTTACTAATCTGTTTTTTTGCGTATTCTTTTACTACTACTAACGCGGCACCGCCACCTGCAATAGCTGCTAGTTGTAATGTGTCTGCTTCAACACCAACGAGGGGACTAACAGTCAAAGCTCCAATAAAAGCTTCAACAAATGTCCATAACGTTTTTTCTAGCATATCTTTTAATGAATCACTCATTTTATAACTCCATGCTTCGTTCCAAGGAGTCCACCCCACATCCTTCTTGAATGTGCCATCTTGGTTTCTTTGTCTTTTATTCTTTATAAACATTAATATTTAAATCCGTAATCATCAATTTTAGAACCATATAAATCAAAAGATTTCTTTTTTGCTTTAGGTAATGATGATAATACTGTAAATGCATCATAAGCTAACAATGCTGTACCAACTCCTGGTACTAATCTAGCAGCACCTTTAGCTACTAATTTTGCAGCAGCTTTTTTACCTACAACACCTTGCATGTATTTTTGCATAGAACGTGCTGCAAATTTATCTGCTTGAGCTTTAGATTGTATACCTGATTTAAATGGTTTTTCTCCAGCTTTTAAAGTATCTACAGCTGTATCTGCAGGAAATGTTTTAAGAAAACTTGTTTGTCTAGTTCCTTTAGGTACTGCACCAGAACCAGATTTAATAGGACTACCTGCACTACGAGGTACACTTTGTGTCCCTGCTGTTACATTACCTAATTTATTTACACCTTTACCAGCTTTAGCTTTAGGTAAATCTTTAGGATTAACTTTTGTAACAACTAAACTTTTACGAGCTTTTACTCTTTGTGCAGTTGCAGCTAAACGTTGTTTTTTAGCAGCTTCTTTTAATGCTTTATCTGATATACCAGTAAACTCACCAACACCTTTTACTTTTATTGGTTTGCCTGAATCGTAATATAATTTTTTACTCATTTAAATCATTCTCTTGCCATCTAGTTTAGCATTTAATGTTTTGATATCACCACTAATCTCTTGTAATTTTTCATAAACATCTAATTGTTCAGCTGGTTTGTTTAATAATTTTTGTATAGTTGTATATTCTATACTTACAGGTTTACCTTGTAATAATTGATTAGCTACTTTTGCATACATTTTTTTATATGCAACTGTACTACTACCAACAAATCCATCTTTTGATATATCTAAATCTTGTTGTGTTTCACCAACTATTAAACAACCTGATGTATGCTCGTCAGTATTCCCTGTATGAATTAAGATATAGGTAAAATTAGGTACATCTTGTACATGTAACATCCCATAGTGGGCATTTTTGTAACGTTCAGCATATTTAGCATGAAAACCACCAGTTTTTCTAAACTTTATATCATATGTACCTTCAGGTATGCACGTTTCATGCATGACTTTTACTGCTTGATACTGGTCTTCGAGTGTATAACACTCAAATTTATCATCAATAAGTAAAATACCAGAAGTTGCATCTATACCAAACTGTGTTCTAACAACTGTTAATTTCATTAGTATTTATAAGACTTTTTACTCTTCTTCTTCTTTTTTTTCATAACTCCTCTTAACTAACTTATTGTAATCTACACATCCTAGATTACCACAAACCTTACGTTTTTTCTTAATTACAGGTGCCTTATTACAGGACTTACAAAGAGTTACCAATTAGTGGCTAAATGCTCCGTGTATGCAATTGCAAATAGTAACCCAAGTACCATATTCATTTTTTTTAGCAGTGCATTTGTTGTCTAATTCTTCTAACAAATCATCTAAGATTGGGTCATCCATCCACATTACTTTTTCCTTGTAGCTCTAGATTTTTGTACAGCTTTTAAATTTATATATTTACCTTGTTTATAAGCCTTAGCTGTTCTTCTAATTTCAGCCGCGACCTGTGATTTAGAGTTCTTTTTATTCTTAAGATACTTAGCAGGAACGCCTTTTTCATATTTAACCTTACGTCTACTTTTTCTTTTTGGCACTAGATTTACCTTTTTTCTTTATGTCATTATCTTGAGAATGACCACCCCTAATAAAACTATTAACTCTCCCCATAGCCCAAGCAGCCATGGAAGCTGACTTACTACCTGATGATAGGTATGCTCCTTGTCCTCGCCTGTAAACTTGAGCAAGTTGTCCGTAGGTATATTTTGAGTTTTTAGCTTTTTTCTGTAAGGCTGCTTTTGTTTTAGCATTTAAAGGTTTTCTAGCTGGTTTTTTTTTAGCCATCAATCATCACCTGGCCAATTAGGATTACCTGCATAATCATGGTCTCTTTCTTCCATTACTTCTTAATTTTTTTAATCTTGCCATTTGCTGTTCTAGCAAACTTATGTGTTTTAGTTTCTCTAATAAGTGTACCATAATATCTTTTACCACCCCACATCCAACTTACTTTAGCCATTATGTACCTACAGCTTTCTGAGCACGTTTATGTGCTTGTGTAAATGTAGCACCACGTTTCATTGAATTGTACATATATTTCATATGTTTTTTACTATGATGTTTTGAATGTTTTTTCATAGTAGCTTGCTGTCTTTTAGTAAGACTAGAAATGTCAACACCTTTAACTTTCATTTTTTCTTTCGCTTCCTTAATACAGCAAAATCTTTTTCATTTAAAACGTTAAAAGGCGGAGCTAATTTAGCTATAGCTTGTTGTTTTTTTGAATAACCTTTTTTATTTTTTGGCATACTACCATTTTACCTTATGTGACCAATAACGTGCGGACATAATACTAGGATTTCTATCTTGTGCGTTATGTCTTGCATAGTAAGATTTTTTACGTGCTTTATCTTTTTTAGATTTAGGATTTTTACCTGCGCCTCTTACACCTTGTTGACCAAATCTTATTAATTTTAATTGATGACCTTTTTGTGCAAGCACCATATGTGATTTAGTTTTATGTCCTGGTGTACGTTTTGGTTTATTTACACCTTTTAAACCATGTTTTTTAAGTAAAGATTTTTTACGTGCTTCATGTGACATATTAACTCTTTTCTTTTCTAAAACTAATTGTAGCAAGCCAAATAATTAATGTACATATTGTAGCTAGTCCTGTAATTTGTTGAGCACTACCAGTTAAAGTAAGTGTAGCTATAATTAAACCTACCAAAGTCCATGATAAATTTAACGTTTCTTTAACTGCTTCTACAATCCAATTCCATATTTTTTTTATCATATTGTTTTCCTAAATACAAATGCTGCCATAGTAGCTATTCTAGTCAAAATAACTGGCACCACCACTTCTTGTGCTTTTTCTTTTTGGTCAGTTGTCATATCATCTCCTATGTTTGTTAATGATATATCTTCAAAATCAACTAATACTTCTATTGGATTTTCTAAAAATGTTTCAAATTGTACTTCTGTTACAACATCAGCAAGAGTATAGTTTTCTACATCAGCATTTGCTACAGCTCTTTCTACATATTCTTCCACAGCTTCTGCAACAATTTCATCTTCTTTAACTGCTTCAGCTATAATTTCAACATCTTCAGTTTGTACTTGTAAAACTTCTGCTACAACTTCTACTTGTTCTTCTGTTAACTCTTCTATTTCTTCTATAGCTTCTTCTACAACAGCTTGTATAACCTCTTGTACTTCTTCAGATACTTGTTCTAATTGTTGTACACCAACTTCTTGTACTTCCTCAAGAACTTCTATAACTTCTTCTGTGTCGAGTTCTTGCACATATATTTCAATGGCCTCTTCAATTTCTTCATCTGATGCGTCTTCTTCTATAATAGGTATGTCAACTATTTCTTCAATAGTTTCTTCTACTTGAACCAATCTATCGTCTTTGGAGTCTCCGTCAGATAATTCTTGTTCCAAGATTTCATTTTCTTCCGAAATTTCCTTTTCTGGTTTGGTGTCATTTGGTTGTATTTGTCTGTCCAATTCATTTTCTGTATCCTCAATAATAATAACTATATCTTCTGGTATATCTTCAATTATAACTTCAGGTAATTCAAACTCATCTAATTCTTCTAAATATTCCTCAACTTCAAGGACTGTATCATTAAACTCTTGAATTTCCTTTTTAATATTTCTTTCTTCTTCAGTTTCATATTCGGATTCATCTTGATGTCTATCTTCATCAATATCAGGTATATCAACATCATCAGAAAGCTCTTCTCCGTCTTCAACCATATCTTCGTCATTAATGATTTCAATATCATATTGTTCTAAATCTCCTCTCTCAATTTGTTCGTCAGTTAATTCTACACCATATATTTCATAATTTTTTTTACGTTGGTTATCTCGTTCAACTGTACCATCATCTATTTCATGTTGTTCATATTCTGCTTCAGTTCCATCATCAAGCACAACAACAAATGTTTCAGGTTCTGGTGGTGCTGGAGGTGGAGGCGGTGGTAAGGGTGGAGGCGGTGGCAACGTTGTTGTAGTTGTTGTAGTAGGTTGTATATATTTAAATGATATATTGTCTAACAAAGACCAATCATTTATTGTTATGGTAAAACTTTCTATAAAAGTTTCAAGAGTATCGTAAATGTTATATACCACATCTTCAAACATATTTTCTATATCTGTATTGTCCTGACCTTCAAGAACATTTTCTTGTGTAGTTTCATCAGTGTGTGTATATGTAACTGTGCCGTCATTATTTAATGCACCAATTCTA